TATAACCAGTCCAGGTACCGTTACTAATACGACCCGAATAATCAAGAACAACAGAATCCGTGGCGGCGACGCCAGTAATTCCTTCGTTAAACTTGTAGTATACTCCTAGATCGGTGTTTACCTTGTCTAGAGACGTCTTAAAGGGTTCCGGATCATCATTAGTTCCGCCGCCCACCTGAGTGAACCAGTGACGACCGATCTCTTTACCACTACGTTCCGTCTTCCAATATCGAAATTCATCTAACGAAGCTGAGAGCTTACCGGCATACTGAGCGCCGCCGCCTTCTGCTGTTGTTATAAGTGACCCAATATGTGCTCGAAGGGCGCCAGTGACCTCTTGCATCTGGCTGCCGGCGCCTTGCCATAAAACTTGAGATCTGTTTAAGGTACCGTCACGATAAAAATCGCATCGAAGTCCACCATCTGTAGCTCCTGACATCAAGGTTACTGCATAATGGTGCCATAAACCATCTGTGATGTTTGTTAAACTAGTTGCGTTAATCTGCTGAGAGACCGGACCAGCCGTACCAGAGACCATCGTAAGATTAAATGACTGTGCTCCGGCTAGCGTGCTGTCAGTCGTACTAGATGATAATTCTAATCTAAAGCGACCATGGTTGCTAGATCCTGACTGAACGCCGTTCCATAAATCAAAAATAACTTCCTTATGAGTCAAAGTACTGTCGATATCAAGTCCGGCGCCCTGGAATCCGGGCACAGCCATCTGTGGGGACTGCAGAGAATCAGAACTTTTGACGATGCCATAATTCAAATTTGCTGTAATGTCCCTGTTGCCGGCGGCGCCCTGTGCTGCTTGAGTTAAGGTCACCATAACGTGGGTACTATTGTATGGCGTCAGGGATACTTCTATTTTTCCGTTGTGTCCATCAGAATCCTCAATACAATCTTTCAAAGATGTAGCGATGGCAAGCGTATTTCCACTCTTATCAAATTCATTAGCACTCTTGTCTTCGCTTGTAGCAGCCGCATAGGTGACTGATGTTCCATCTGTAGACACAAGTGTTATTTGTTCACCCGGATTGGCCACCCAGTATGACAGTGCCAGATAGGCTACCGCATTGCCGCCGTCAGTTTTCACCAGTGCATAATCCTTCTTCATCCAAAATTCAGCACTTACGCCCTTGGATTTAACATCAAGTTGCAGGTTGTTTTCTCTATTTAAACTCTGGTCATAATAATTGGCACCGGTAAGTTGAGTTGAATAGGGGGTCATCCCGCTTGGATTCACATGAGGCCCGCCGGCGAGATAGATATATTCTAAATCGTCTGGGAGTCCATAACCATTGGTCTCTGAATCTAGTGTTCCCCACCCATTGGCTGATAGATCAATAAACCCTGTAGTACGTGGGTACTCATTCTCGAAAACATGTAGATCTAAATAAGTGGATTTATTCTCCCACTCTAATCTTTCGCGGAGCGATCCGTCATAAGGATAATCCTCATAAATGCGCCGTAACGACTGAGCGTAATACTCTTCAGCAGAGCCATACCGAGCGAAGTTTTTAGGATATTTAAAATTAACCCGGGGAATAAACCGCTCTTCGCGGATTATATCCTCGGTATGATATGCAGCAGATTCTACTTCTTCGCCTATTTCGCCAGCGGATTTGTTCGATAGTGCTTGAAGAGATTTTGCTTTTTCGTAGTAGTCCTTTAAACTCATGCTTTAATTATCAATCAACTCTAAATTTGAACGTTTGTGGTTGTTCTTGCCATGCTCCTATACTATCATTATAATAGGATAAATTTATCGTATACATATATCCAGCTTCCAATAGTGACATGTCGAGATCGAAATAGTTACCTTGCTTATCGTATGACAAATATGTACTGTATTCCGAACCTGTGCCATATGGGACCGCATTATAGTTATCAGTGACCCGGCGCACATTGTATGAGGCACTCGTAATAATATCAGTTGGATTATTTGCGTTAGCCTTTACATAGATGGTGGGATTCCAATTTCTATCGCGCACAAAGAATCTAAATCGAGCTGTGTCAGCAGTCGAATAAGATTTTTTGAGATTTCTACAGCTAGTAATTCTTTGGAAGGTCGGCGCCGTGTCGTAGGTGGGCATGTGCTCCGGGAAGATCGAGCCAGTAAAATACTGGATTGTCCCGAGACCCAGGGGTGCACCGGTGGTGTCGTTATGCCACACATCATACATGACGGTCAACCCCTTTGGTAGATCCGTCGAAAGTGCTGCAGTTATGGCCATGTCGGCGGAATAAACCCCCCTGGATACCCAAGAAGCTGTCGTATTGAAATTGCCGTCATATAGAGTTAACTTTGAGCCGGTAGGGGCGGTCGAACCTGAGAAAAGAGAAACCATCAGAGTGTTCCCGTTTTCAACCACAGGAATGTTTACCAAACGGCCGCGTACGTAATTGTATAAATATAGTTTATTAATGTTGTCCTGAGCAGGCGCCAGAGAGCTAGAATAATAGAAATTTTCTCGATCGTCCGAGACACGAGAATCCCAGCGTGCTTCGATAACCGGGCGCTTGAAAAAGAATTCAGTTGAACGCGCAAAAAACTTCTTGGTATAATAGGACTGTTGGGCTCCGGTAGGATTATCAATCAGGACGGAAGTGTCAGCGCCAGTTGAACTAGAAAAATAAGCTTCATCGGTGGTTGCGAGGCGAATTCCAAATCCATAGTTGTCATAGGTGCTGTCGACCCATTGCTCAACAATTCTGGTTACATCTAGCTCAATATCTTCATAACCGCGCTCGAACGTAATAGAATAAGTTGAGCCCGGGTCAGTCGTGATATAATCTCCTCCAATGCTGGTCCAATCAACGGAATCAGTTGCTCTGAGCCAGTTAGAAGTTCCGAGATCCTTGTATTCATCCATATCGAGACCGGTACCCTCTGTCCAAGACCGAGACACGGGCGCGACCGTCAAATTAAAATCTTGTGGTAAGGTGAAAGGATGTGCTGCATTATAGACTCGTAAGTAGAATGAAACACTACCAGACGCCGGAATGCTGCCGGCTGCACGATCCGAGATGATAGAAGTAATAGGGAACCGCATAAGAGCGCGTGAAAGCTCTTGAGATTGTCCGGCAGATCCAGAGGTTTGTCCATAAATAGAGAAAACTTCAATGGAATCGGCATATCCCATATTAGATCCCGTACCGCGAGTAGAGAGATCAGCTTCATAAGCATTAGTGATAGTAGTGTCGGCATCTGCGACGTAACGAGCAATGGCCATTATCTAATCGATCCTTTAATATCAGTGTTTGGGAACTTTAACTCAAACACAGTTGTCTCGTGGGCTCTAATCATACGACCATCCGAAGACAGATTACTATAAAAATCATAGTTGCTTTCTGAATAGGGTCCGCCTTGTTTAGCGACAATCTGAACATCGTAGACATCTAAAATACCCGGTACCTTGAGCAACTCACGAAAAACATCAGAAATCACTATGCTTTCTCCAATATCATATGGTCTATCATTATAGTACGCAGCCAGTCGATTGTTGGCTTTATTAAGAATAGTGTACCTATTGGCAGTTGTTTCGAGTGCAACTTGATATTTAATTCCAAAATTTACTACTTCTGCATCTAGGATGTCTAGCGTATCATTAACCATTCTATATTGTCCAAGCCAATTTTTAAGATTATTTTTTAAAGTAGAGTTTGAAGCAATGAGCTTTCCGCTACTGTCGGTTGAAATAACATAAAGGTTAAGATTCCTCTTAAACTCATCGAAATCCTTCACAATTCGAGCGCGGTGGATTGCTCCAAAAGACCCGGGCATGCCATATACAATGGCTTGATAATCTTCAGCCGTTACCGCGCGGTTCTGTGCAGCGAAGTGTCCTCGTACGCGTTCTCGTACTTCCGTAGCTGAAGGAAGATTAATGCTCCCCACAAATGGTTGTTCGTTAGTTACTTCCAACGAGCTTGCCACACTATCACGCGTACTCCTTACAAGATTAGCCTGATCTAGAAATCGGAATGTTGCGCTGGTAACACTTGTAACAGTACTAACTGCAGCATTTACGTCTACATTTGAATTAAGTCGATATGAGATGCGCAAGGTTGTATTAGCTGGGGCAATACCAAATTTGTCTGTACTTATTAATTGAGTAGGATCAAAATCACTATCAGTGATGTAATTTCTACCATTTAGGTCAAGCATAAGCGACGTCGGGTCAAGAACTGAATTACTCAGCAGCTCGGAGTCGGAGCCATATCCAAATTGTAGAAAGGATTCAGTAGCTGTTTGTTCTAATACAAAACGACGCGCGACGGGAACAGGCTTAAGGATGCTAGCTACCGTGGAACTATTGGAGTCAGTATTGCGAATCGCTTTATAAATTGTATTTTGGGATAGATTATCTACTTGATAATATTCATGACCCTCGGTGTCAGTGACACTCATCACCTCGGCGACATTTGCTCGCGATAAATTAACTTTCAAAAATCGCTGGAAATTTCCAATGGTCCGCTCTTCAACAGCTGCATGCCCAGAGACTGCTCGACCCAAAGCACGAATAATATATGATGTAGCATCCCCATTCGTTGGGTTCGATTCGCCGGAAACAACTTGATTAAAAGGTTTAGAAAAATCAACATCTTCCAGAAGGGTATAAGACCCTCCTCCTGTGGATCCAAAAACAGATCCGGCGCGCATCGTGCCGGCGTATCTCAGGTCTGGTCCACCGCCAACATTTGCTGCAGGTACCTTAATATAAAAAGTTAAAACTCCATAAGCGGAAGGGCTAGTTGGAAGCCTAAAACCAAACTGTCGCGCGTGGCGCACGACATTACTATATTGAATGGCAGAATCTAGAAAGCTTTCATTTGCCTGGTAATCTACGTAAAAGGACAGGATGTCACCTATATAGGCGACCGTATCCAGCATAAGAGAACCAAAAGAGGCTTCGCTGAAGTCTTTATAAGTATTGGGATAATATCGTTTTGCGTAATTTTCAAGATCTTTACGAATCGAATCAAAATCGCGGCTGGTATAATCTATAGCTTGTAGTTTCTTTGGCATGGGAAAAGTCCGTTATTAATTAGTTCTAAAATCCAATTTGCAGGGTAGTAGTTACCTGCAAGGGAAGAATTGTAAATTCTATGGCAATCGATAATTGGTGTGGATGTAGGTCTAGTTCGTGTTCTGGGATTGAAAAATCAATCTTATTGAGCTGTATAAAGGGCAAATAAGTTTTAGTTTGTTGAACAATACGATCGTTGATATCTGAGTATGTACGGGGCCCGTTATTTTCAAAGAAGTAATGTTTAATCCCTACTCCAAAGTCTGGATTCATAATACGTTCCCCGGGGCTTGTCAAAAGCAGCATTTTGAAATTCTGCTTTGCCACGTGGGTATAGTTTTTAAGCAATCCATATGCTCCGTCTACAGGGCTGACTAATAATGGTAATCTCGGTGATATTCCAGACATTCTATTCTCTCCTTTCTATAATTAACATCGTTCTCCAGATTGTTCCTCAGAAACATTTGTCGGTCCATCGGTGGCGGTTCCGTCTTCATCGGGAGTAAGGGCGTCTTCCAGTTCTTTACCCAATAGCATCAGCAGAAGGTATACAATACCGAAAGGCCCGGGCGGCAACATCAGAAGACCCAAGAGTGTGCCAGTGAAGTCCACCCCATCCATGCTGAACTTGGGGAATATGGAGCCTCTCAGATCATCCGGAATAGTGTTGCGGGGATCGCGGGGATCTGGGTCGCCTTGCGCATATGTAAGTATCGAGTCAGGAAACACCATCCCCTCG